ACAGTAAATGGCGTCCAATGATGGGTTGGATGTACATGGTTGTCTGCACTATGGATATGGTTATATTCCCTATTCTATGGAGTTTATTGCAAACATTCAATCATCAACCGGTAACGCAATGGAATCCGCTAACACTACAAGGTGCAGGACTATTCCACATTGCCATGGGTGCAGTTCTAGGACTAGCAGCATGGGGTCGAACACAGGAAAAATTAGGAGGAGCAAACAATGGCGGAGCACAACCAGCACCAACAACAGGCTTTGGCGTACCTAGCCCAGGACCAAGCAGTTTCCAGGCACCAGCTCAGACAGGTTTCGGAGCAACAAGCACCCCAGGAGGCTTTGGCTCAGGCAGCTTTGGAAGCACACCTAGTCCGGCGCCAGCTGGAGGCTTTGGCAGCAATCCAGGACTTGGAGCGCCAGCGTTTGGGTCAATAGAAATGACCGCAAGTGGAAAGAAAATCGTACCAACTGGTCCGGACCCACTTCTATAAGGAGCAAATAGATATGAAAAAAATATTAACATTATTAATCACAGGCCTTATGGCTACTACATTAGTATACGCCGGCGGGGAAGAAAAGAAAGTCTGCGAAACCAAAGTAGATCCAAAGACTAAAAAGGAAAAAGAAGTTTGCAAAACTATCAAAGTCCATAAAAAAGTCGAAGGTGATAAAGTCCCAGACAGTAAGAAAAAATAAAATCTTGACAACCTAAGAAAGGTATAGTATACTCTACTATACCTTTTCTTATTATGGATCACTACTCAACGTTAGGTGTTGCTAAAACAGCAAGCCAAGATGAAATTAAAAAGGCTTACAGAAAGCTGGCAAGTCAACACCACCCCGATAAAGGTGGAGATAAAACCAAATTCCAAGAAGTACAGGCCGCATATGACACACTAAGCGATCCGGACAAACGAGCACAATACGACAATCCTGCACCGCAAGGCTTCCACCAATATGGCGGGATGCCACCGGGATTTGAAGACATGATGAGCCAAATGTTTGGCAGCGGTGGATTTGGCGGATTTAATGATATATTTGGGCGTCGACAGCAACCCGTACGAAACAGAACGTTAAATCTTCAAACTCAAATTACATTAGAAGAAGCATTTACAGGTAAAGACATTGTTGCTAACATTAGATTACCTTCGGGCAAAGACCAAGTAGTTGAAGTTAAAGTGCCCGCCGGTGTCCGTGAAGGAACTGTGTTGAGACTTTCAGGAATGGGTGACGATTCTTATCCAAATATGCCCCGAGGTGATATTCACTTAGCTGTTAATATCTTACCACATAACACTTACATGAGGCAAGGAGATGATCTCTTAAGGACTCTACCAATAACCTGTTTCGATGCAATACTAGGTAAAACTCTTACATTCGAAACACTAGACAATAAAACACTTGAAATTAACATTGCCCCAGGAACACAACATGGACAGATATTAGCAGTTCAAAATTATGGCATGCCCCACATGTCAGATAATAGGATGAGGGGTCGATTGTTATTAGAAATTAAAATAACAGTACCTACTAACTTAACCGAGACTCAAAAAGATCTCGTTAAAAAAATTATTTCTTAAATATCTAGAAGGAAAAATAAAATAATGTTGCAACCAAATAAAGACCTAGAACAAATTTTCGAATCTGCTGTCAATCTTGCAGGAAAGAAACAGCATGAGTACGTTACTTTAGAACATTTTCTGTATGGTCTTATTACAAACGAGTCATTTTCGAATCTTCTTTTAAGTTTCGGTGCCGATGTAACTACATTGGCTAAGAATCTAGAAAAGTTCATCGACGAAGGATTGACCGAGATAGTTAATCCTAATTCGGATAGGCCCAAGAAAACAAATACAGTTGACAAAGTTCTAAATAGAGCATTTACTCATGTATTGTTCTCAGGAAGAACTGTAATTGAACCAGTTGACTGTTTTATCAGTATGTTTGCTGAAAAGAAAAGTCATGCCGCATTTTTTATTAGAAAAGCAAACATTGATAAAGATAAGTTTATTAGTTTCCTAAGGAAAGAACATCAGCAAAGAGAAGAACAAGAAGATGCTGAAGAATTCAGAGGAAAAAATCCGCAAATTGAAAGATTAATCAGTCAGTTCTGTACTAATCTAACAGCTCGTGCTAAAGCAAAGAAAATTGATCCGGTTATTGGCAGAGAACAAGAAATCGAAGAAGTACAATTGGTACTTGCTCGTCGTAACAAAGCCAACGTCATGCTTATCGGAGATCCTGGTGTAGGTAAAACTGCTATTGCAGAAGGTCTTGCTCGTAAAATTGTAGAAGGTAATGTCCCCAAGTTTATTCAAGATCATACTGTTTATAACCTAGATATTAGTGCTATCCTTGCAGGTAGCAAATATCGTGGTGACTTTGAAGAACGCCTTAAAATGATCATCGGTGCTATTGAGAAGAAAGGCAAGTGCATCTTGTTTATCGACGAAGCACATATGATGAACGGTGCAGGTGCCGCAAACGGTAATAGCAATGACATGGCCAATATGCTCAAACCTGCTCTAAGTAAAGGTACTCTAAAAGTTATTGCTAGCACTACTTGGGAAGAATTCCGTAAGCACTTTGAAAAGGATCGTGCGTTGATGCGTCGATTCCAACGTGTTGTAGTCGACGAGCCAAACGAAGCAACCTGTATTAAGATTCTTAAAGGTCTTAAAAAATATTATGAAAAACACCACGGTGTTAAGATTACAAATCAGGCCATCACAGATGCAGTTACATATTCTGTGAAATATATGAGCGATAAGAAACTACCAGATAAGGCTATTGACCTAATTGACTGTGCGTGTGCTCGTTTCAAGGTTAAAGACGAAGAAAATGGGGTCGTAGACCATGATGAAATAATGTATGAAGTAGCAAAGATCGCTAATCTTCCTTTAGAACAAGTTAATGCTAAAGAAGGAATGAACTTAGCTAGCCTTGAAAAGAATCTACGCAATAAAGTTTTCGGTCAAGAAAGTGCAATTGAAAGTCTGCTTGATAAGATTTTTATTAGTCAAGCAGGGCTAAAAGCATTCAATAGACCTGTCGGTAGTTTCTTATTTGTTGGTCCAACCGGTGTCGGTAAGACAGAAGTTGCTAAACAACTATCGAGCAATATGGGTGTTAAACTTGTTCGCTTTGATATGAGTGAGTTTCAAGAGAAACACAGTGTTGCTAAGTTTATCGGTGCGCCTCCGGGATACGTCGGCTTTGATGATAATGCAGGTCAGTTGATTACACAATTACAAGAAAATCCAAACTGTGTTCTATTACTAGATGAAGTTGAAAAAGCACACCCTGATGTTTTAACTGTGCTTTTACAACTGATGGATAATGGATTTGTTACAGGTAGCAACGGCAAGAAAGCTGATGCCCGCAATGCTATTATTATCATGACATCAAATCTTGGTGCTTCGGACGCTGAAAAGAATGCAGTTGGATTTGGTAGTCTAGAACGTGACAGCGATCCTAAAGATGCTGTTAATAAATTCTTTGCCCCAGAATTCCGTAATCGTTTAGATGGTATTGTTAGATTTGGCAAATTGGATCAAATTAACATGATCAAGATTGTTAAGAAATTCATTGACGAGCTAAACTCACTAGTAAAGGACAAAAACATCCATATTAAACCAACATCAGAAGCTGTTGAATTCTTGATCTCTAAGGGGTTTAATAGTAAAATGGGGGCTCGTCCTTTACAAAGAACAATTGACGAACACATTAAGAAACCGCTAAGTAAAGAAATCTTGTTTGGTAAATTAACAAACGGTGGTGTCGTTGAAGTTTCTGTTGAAAAAGATAAACTACAAATCAATATTGTTGATGTTCTTCCTATCGAAAAGACAAAATCTACTGATGAAAACCCAAATTCAAAAGCTGAGATCCAGTAAGCTCTTTTATAATAAGTGGCCTTATAAGGTAGAATGCTACCAACATGGGGCTTCTAAGATCCCCTTTCATAGTCTATCTGCAATACGTGATTGGTGTAAGACTGGAAAGGGTATCTACTTTGGCAGATTCGATAAAACTCCAGATCCTAAACAATATTTAGAGTTTATCGATGCTGTTGAGCCTTTCTTAAAAAACGAAAATGTAAGGGTGCGAACAGAACGAGGGCATTTTAATCTGTTCTGTATGGATCAAGCTCAGTTAGAAGTTATAGAAAACCGCTTACGACCTTGGATTACTAAAATCAGCGGTCCAACTACACAAGAAGAATTAGACTTTCTATTGTCAAATGGACATAAAAAAATACTCTGTGACGGGCTACCTCACGAAATGTACAATTATAAAATTTATTTTAAGAGTAATTTTCCGCCCGATAAAAGACAGAACTTCCTGCTGTGGTCTAAAAAATACGGTGATAAACTTAATATAAGCAGTACAACAGAAGGATGGCTATCATGCACCAAGCATTATGTACAGAGTCCGTTTATGTATGTAGTAGATGATAAAATGTTAAGCATGATCGGCATCTATCTCAGCGGAAATATCAGAAAAGTAGAAGAATTCATACTTAGAGAGAACGCACTAACGGTATAAATAACATATTATGCCAGCTTTAAGTCAAAGTCTTATTTTTCATGTTGTTACAGGAACTAACACTGTACTAGTAGATTACCCTAACACAGGAACCTCTACCCTTTCATACTTTAGCGATAAAGTAAAAGGAGATGGTTATTTCGGTGGGAGTGATGGGTTCCACACAATATCCGTTAATTCGTCTAGATACTTTGTAGGTACCGTTACAATGCAGGCAACGTTAGCGGCTGAACCAATAGATTCGGATTGGTTTGATATTGCAGATACAGCAGTTTCTTATAGACAGAATGAAATAAGAACAACAAACACCGTCGATCTATTCAATTTTACTGGCAATTTTGTATGGGTTAGAGGACACATCTTAATAGATGAAGGTGCTGTCCTTTCAATCCAATACAATCACTAAAATATCTTTCATATAAATTTTAATAAATACTCTATAAGAGTATTCACGCCTTCTTATGACCGATAAAAAATATGAAACTATTAGAATTTTTTAACAAACCTCTCAATTTTAGCAAGACTAAAGAGGAACAAGATAGAGATGATAAGAAGCTCGACGACGAACTTTTTTGGTATATCCTAGATCACGATAAACTACACAAAGATTATTTTTTTCCTATTGCTAAAAAAGTAAACAAATTAAAAGAATGTGGACCAGAAATGGTATTAGAGCTATATATGCCTATGGTTATAAAAGGTTGTAAAGAATTTTATCATGATAAAAAAATGGAAGGTAGCTTAGGAAAAACATTTTCAACTAAATTCAGAGAAAACCTATGTCACAGATTACACGATCACTATCGAGATGACATAAAAAAGGGTGCTTACAAGCTAGGATAAACAGATGAATTTATTTGACCTAATTAGAAAACCTAAATTAATGGAAGGCGGCAACCTAGCAATAGGGGGCGACGAAGCTCAACAGATTGATCTTAAAGTTCATAACCGTTCATATATTGTTCCAATTTTAGATAATCTACTACAGAGCATAAACAATGCATATACACAAGCATACGGTGGACCACTTTGGAATCCAAAGGTCTTAAAGAGTCGTAAGTACCTAAGTGGGTCAAGTCTACATTTTTTCAACACGGATATACCCGATGATGAATTTGTTAGAGTAAAACCTAAAGTGGGCGATATTGATACACAGGTTAATAAGGATGCCGAAGGTAATTTAGAACAATGGTTAAACTTTGTTAAAGGTAAGGTCACAGGGCCTGCTAGACTTATTGGCTTTCAACGAGGCAATGAACAATTTAGTAGTCTATGGGAGTTAACCGACCCCCCTATTAAAGTGCAGATTGATTTAGAATTTGTTGCTTATGAAAAAGATCAACCATCTGACTGGTCTGCTTTTAGTCATAGTAGTTCATGGGAAGACCTTAGTCAAGGTATCAAAGGCGTATTTCATAAGTATTTAATACAGTCATTTACACGATTAACTACTAAAGAATTTTTATTACGTAAATTAGTGGGCAGGGGTAAAGCTAGAGCAGAGCAGGATATCCCTACTACAGATAATATGTTCTCATTTGCAGTTAGCAGTAGCGAAGGCGGGGGACTGAGACCTAAATACGAACCAGTAGTTGACGAGAAAGGAAAACCGTTAATAATAGATAATTTACCTGTTATGAAGGCATTGCCTGCAAGCGGGTACGAACAAGACATCGGAGCTATTTTTCAAAGCATATTCGGTAATCGAGTAAATGGAGCTCAAATTAAAAAACTACTGCCAAAGACTTGGTCCTTTGTAGGTTTATTAGATATTATGAATGCTACAATGTCTCCGGAAGACAAAGACCTCGTTCTTAATGGATTTGTAGATAAGCTATTTGGTCAGGGCGCTCAAGGACTTTATAAAAATGACCCAAACAGAGACATGGGCGAAAAAAATGTCGCATTGAATAAGATGATTGAGATTTTAGGTGTTGCTCCGCCTAATAATCTTGAACAAACTCGACAAGCATATAAAGCCAATTATAAAATGACTTCTGAAGGTCCCATTGGTCTAGACCGACCTTTAGATGAAGAAGAAAAACCAGCAGTTCAGGCGCAGTTGCGTAAAAACATGCCTCATCTCCGAGATCTAAAACCTGCAGATTTTTTAGATCTTATAGACGAACTTCGAACTGAAGGTGGTCGTTTTAAACTTGAAAATATTCCATTAAATGTTAAGATAGATGGCTTTGGCGGTCGCTTTGGAAAGAATGCAGAGGGAAAACCTTTCATGGGGACCAGCAGAACAGAGCCTCGTTATTCTGCAGGATTTGTAGATTACCATAAACAAAAAGGAACCGACGATCCCGAAATCTTAGCAAGAGCAGAAAAATTTGATAGCTTGTTTAATGAAATGATGTCTGCTATCCAAATGATCGACAACAAATTAGGACCAGACTTTTTAATAGATCGTCAGGTCACCTGTGAAGTGTTGTTCCTACCATTCGCTACGCAAACAGATGAAGGTAAATTAAAGTTCGTAGGTATCGAATATGATAATTTACCAAAGGGTGTTGAATTAGTTCTAGTGCCATATCGCATTGTAGAAGCTAGCACAGGGAAAGATGTTCCAGGTGGGGATCGAATCGCCCAAGAAATTGCAGAGTTAGGTCAAAGCGGTAATGTAATGTTTATGAGTAATAGGTTAACTCAGAAAGAAGGGTTAGATGTTACAGAAATAATTAACCCGCTCGAGAACATAGAAGAGCTTAAAAAAATTGTTAGCGATACAATGGGCAAAAGAGATCGTGCTAGCCTAGAGCTACGCCGAGAAGTCGAAGCCAAACTAAAACCTGTTCAGCTTGCACTAGAAAAAGCAATCGATGAAGATCCTAACATTGTAGGAAAGAATAACTTAGGCCAAGACTATGAAGGCATTGTTATCAACAGTCGTTTAGGTCCTATTAAAGTTACGAGCCAAAAACAGAAAGACATTATTGCACAGAAACAGGCCGCAAAGAAAGCTGCATGGGCAGAACAACCTAGAGAAAACTCTGCTAAAACAGCAGTAGTTGCTATCGGTAGCTTTGTTGGTCATAGAGGCCACGAAGAGCTGTTTAACTATACAATTAATAAAGCCAAAGAAGTAAACGGCGATCCTTACTTGTTTATCGGCAATGCCGTAGGCAAAGATGATCCCATTCCACCAGATGTTAAAGCACAAACATGGCACAAAATGTATCCTAACTATGCTAAGAACATCAGTACGGTTCAAGCAGGTGGCAGTATTATGCAGAAGATCAAGCATGAGCTAATTAATCCACTACCAGGCAAGCCACCGCGTTATGATAACATTATCATTATGGTAGGTGAAGATCAATCTAGCATGCCTATTGCTAACGCACTAATGAAGGCAGTTAACAAGTTCCAAGGTTATGAACATGTTAAAGTAACACTTGAACCAACACCACGCGGAACAGGAATGAGTTTTACAAAACTACGCAACGTTCTAAAAGACCCAAATGCTACTCCAGAACAACAATATGCGCTGTGGTCGCAAGGTTTCGATGAGCAAAAATTAGGAAAAGATTGGATATTACATCTTATGGACATTTCAAGAAAAGGCATGGGCATCAAAGAGCCTACACCAGCTGCCCCAGTTCAACCGGCCGTTCAACCTATACCTGTAGCAGAAGTAAGATTGTTTAATTCTCTAGTTAGACCTAGTCTAATAGAAACTAAACGTATGAGTGCTGCCGTTAAACTACAACGTGCGTTTGATCGTGAACGTGCTAAGAGTGATGCTAGTCGCAAGCGCGGCGAGGAAGTAATGGCACAGGCTCGTGCAGATGCTGAAAAGAAAAACAACTTCAATTACAAACCTGACGATTGGTCGCAGGACTTTGAGAAAAGAGTAAAAGAAGAAGCAGGAGTAGGAGTCATTGCTAGCAAGAAACAAGCCAAAGATCCTCGTTACTCTATGAGTTTAACTAGAGATGTTCGCCCTGGCCAAATTAAAAAGAATTTAGATGCATTCAGTTTAGAAGACACAAGCCAGGCAATGGCACAGACTGCTAAACGTTTAACTGATCCCAAAGATGGTGCTACTGCTAAATTACGTGCGGCTGGTGACAAACGTCGTGAAGAACAGTTAAAAGGCAGGGATATTGCCAAACGTGATGACATGCAAAAAGAAACAATGTTGCCTAAGAGTGCATTTGCAGGCAGTGATAAGAATAAGTTAGGACCAGCCGCACACTTAAAAGGTTCTATGAAGCGCCCAGCACGTCAAGGCGATCTAGTCGGCGGCATGGAAGAAGACTGGCAGAAAGTCAACAAGAGCGACAAGACAGACGGCATGAGCAGTAAAGCAGTCAAAGCATATCGTAGAGAGAATCCTGGTAGCAAACTAAAAACCGCTGTTACTAAAAAGCCCAGCGAACTTAAGAAAGGTTCTAAAGATGCAAATCGCCGTAAAAGTTTCTGTGCTCGTATGAGCGGAATGAAGAAACATAATGCAGGAGCAGATACTAAGCGAGATCCAGATAGCCCAATCAACAAGGCGTTGAGAAGATGGAATTGTGAAAGCATCGAAGAACTACAAGCTATATTAGAAGGCTTAAAAAAACAGGCCAAGAAAAAAGGTGCCGATGGTAAAGCCTGTTGGGATGGATATCGCTACAACGGTACCGAGAACGGTAAAGACAAATGTGTTAAGGTCAGCGAAAGCATCGAATCTACAATGTCTTCTCTAATTGACAAGATTATTACCAATGAAGCAATACAGAATAACAAAGGATGACATTCCGCAAGATAGTTCAGATGACTGCTATCTTGCTCCAGATGATCCTATACACGAGTTAAAAATTGGTGCTATGCTAGGTGGGTTAGGTGCTAACGAACGATTAGCACAGTATAGGGCAACATTGCCACATCCTAACATAGGCAGTAATAAAGGACAAATACAGCGCGAACAAGGAATTAAGCCCGGGACAGATGCTTGGTTCAAGTTGTGGTTTGGTAAATAATATATCATGCGTATTATTGAAGTGATTCACGAAAACAAAAATAACAATGCCACTTCATCTGGTATGAGTTCTTACCCCGATGCTGATAGCCCTTACTGGAAATATAGATTAGGAGTTGCTGCTGCTGGATCCCCGGACTTTGATCATGATTACAAAGTAAGCGGGCCCGCTGCCGGGGATATGGTATCAAGTCATTATAGCGATGCTGATAAAGATATCATGTCTAACGCACACAAGAAAATGGGATTTAAACCATCTAAGGTTTCGCCTACTGGAAGTAAAGAGCCAGAGGATACCTATAAAGTTAGTCCCGTATCAAATTGGATGAAGAAATGAGAGCCAACGAATTCATTGTAGAGAACCGTAAAGAGGGCAAAGTTAAAAAGAAACATGCCGCTGTACAAAAAAGTATAGTTAAGTCCCGCGACGTCGGAGGCTTCGATCGTGTTAATTACATGAACCGCAAGTGGATGGCTACTGCTATGGCGGACGGTAAGAATCCTAACAAAGGTGTAGACATGGACGGCTATAGTTGGATCGAAAAATACAACACAGAACATCCTTATACAGAAGAAGAATACAACATGTTCCGACAAGCAGATAAAACTGTACCCGGAGATGTAAAAGTAGTAATGCCCTGGAGCAAGAGCGAAGAACCCGAGGATACACATAAGGTAAGCCCTATTAGCAATTGGAATAAAAAATGAACAACGAATTTAAAAAAATTAAAAGTAAGACAGAAACTCGTTATGTTTTAGAAACAATGACCTCAGGTGGCACGGGTGCAGATAGTATTGCAACTTCACCACAGTCTGTAGGTAAAACACAACAGCGTTTATTAACACCTGCAGAGGGAAAAGAAAAAAAAGTACCTGTAAACAAACCCCGTAACTTTGTAGCTAAAAATGCAAAGATGGGCGGTGCTGGCACACACAAAGATAAAAAGAAAGCCGCTAAACAGGGCGATGTGAAGCATAAGGCAAAAGAATTAGAAGTAGCAGAAGCATACGGTAGAAGAAGTAGCTACGGATACAATCCAGAAAGAGATGCTCAAGATCAATGGGATGCCGCTCGACGTGCAGATCAAGACTTTAGAAATCGCGAACGCAACGCAGGAGACGATGGTGAAGAATACTATCGTCAACAAGTTGACAAAGATCGCGGTCCTTGGTACTTAAAAATTGACGGTAAGATTTATAAGCAAAAAGGCATTCCAAAGTCGTTTGATTGGAAAAGCGGTGCTAGTAAGTATGGTATGGCAATTCTTAAAAACAATCCAAATTTACAAGGTAAGATTTATATTACTAAAAAAGCAGAAGACGATACGGCAGAAAGCGCACCACCTGGATGGGAAAAGACTGTCAAGGCCATGAAGAAGCACGACGAAATTGATAATCCATTTGCACTAGCATGGTCTATGAAAAACAAAGGCTATAAAAGCCACAAGAAAGAAAGTACAGTAGGCGAAGCAACTCCAACAGGCAACGAAATTGATGTTAGAAGAAAACTTATAAAATATATTGCTAGAGAAAAGGGTTGGGGCATTAGTGATTTAGAACTAGCGTCAACCGAAGAACTTGTTGATATGTATAAGCAATGTCAGAAAGACAGAAAAGCCTGGAGAAACCGAAGAAGCGATTGGATGTCAAACGCAGACGACCAAGCAAGAAAAACTGGCGGTGACAAATGGGAAATAATGCGAAAGACCAGCAAGGACTATGACCTAGATGGTCCCGAACAAGGTGAACTGAACTTTAAAGAAGATGCCTATATAGAATCTCTTTTTAAGAAGTTAGAAGAAAAAGCAAAAAAGTAATTGAGCAGGAGCCGCAAACAGGCCCTAATGCCCCTGCTCAAGATCCCCAACAAGGGCAGGCACCTGTTAAAACTACAGGCCCCTTGCCTAAATTAAAACCAGATATGTCATTAGACTATTGGAAAGAGCGTTTTCAAAATGCTGATCCAAACAAGTATCATCAATTCCGCCACAAGACACCAGATAAAAAAGATCAGATGGCTACGGCGGCGCTATATAAAGCAAGACAACCAAAGTTAAATTAACATGCTAAAACGATCCGACGTACATATCGTTTCGAATCCTACATGCTCCGAACCACTGTTCGAAATTATACAAGACGATTTTAAATTCTACGATAAAGACGGATTTGAATTGAATAAGGCAGAACAGAAGTTTTATAATTTAATGCATCATCCAATTAATGAACCAATCCTTAATCATTCTTGTTGGCAAGAAACATGGTTCGACTTAGAGGATAAAGATTCTGTATTAATTTTAGATCATTGCATGATCTTACATAGATGTGATTATTCGGGTCATGCAGAATATCAATTGAATAAAATTAAAAAAGATATTGCAGGTGCAAGCTGGTTACTAAACACAAAACAAAAATGGGGCTTTGACTTTGCATTAGATGCACTAGATCCGGACGGAAATACCTATGAAGTATTGCACATTGAATACGATAATCTAGACTATGATGAATTCACAAAGCAAATGATAAACTTTGATTTCATTATACGTCACACTGATTGGTTTGATGCCGCTATTAAAATAAACCAGCATAAAGATGAATGGATCGCCTTAAAGAGTTGGGAACAGAATAACTGGAAATCAAATTTTTTAATCGGTTGGAAAAAATCCGAATATACAGAAAAAAGTTTGACATTCTAAAATCAAGTCTGTATAATTAACACTTACACAGGAGAAACCATGGGCAAATCATTTGGCGCACCCGAGCAGGCAAAAATTAAACAAATTATTTCTGAAGGCATGACAGTTATGCAGGAAATTCAAGACCTTACAGAGGGGTTGAACGAAACTATCAAAGCTGTAGCAGAAGAACTCGAAGTAAAACCAAGCATCATTAGAAAAGCAATTAAGATTGCACAAAAAGATCAATGGGACCAAGTGTTCCGTGAATTTGACGACCTTGAAACAATCGTAGATATAAGTGGTCACGCCACTCGTAGAGAAGACTAATGATCGACGCAGTATTTGGACCAACAATAAAATGGATCAAGGATGATTGGGCTTCTCACAAGTTTCGTTTTATTGTTGAGCTCGTTGCTTGGGCTATATCTATTGGCTGTAGTATCACGATGGCAGTCACAGTCCCTAATCCCCCTCTTATTATACTATATCCTATCTGGATTAGTGGCTGTGGGATGTATGCTTGGGCTGCGTGGACTCGTCGAAGCTTTGGCATGTTGGCTAATTATATCTTGTTAACAACCATAGATACTGTCGGCCTAATTAGAATGTTAATAAATAATTAAGAGAAAGGTTTGATCAGCCATAAATGATCAAGAAGATGGTTGCCGGCCATAAGCGGTAGGAGAAGAATATGAGTAATTTAGACGCGATCTGGAATCGCGATAAAGACATCATCCACGTTGTCGAACGAGATCCTAAAAAAGGCAGGATCTATCAAGAGTACCCAGCAAAATATATTTTTTACTATCCCGACCAACGGGGTAAGTATAAATCGATCTACGGGGACAGTTTAAGCAAAGTTACAACTAAGAGTTTTAAAGAATTCCAAAAAGAACAAAGAATTCACAGCGGCCATAGCCTTTATGAAAGTGATATCAACCCAGTCTTTCGAAATCTTGAAGAAAACTACTTAGGAAAAGAAGCACCCAAACTACATGTAGCATTTTTCGATATTGAGGTGGACTTCGACCCAGAACGTGGCTATGCATCGCCAGATGATGCATTCATGCCAATTACTGCGATTGCTGTTCACCTACAATGGTTAGATACATTAGTGTGCCTTGCTGTTCCGCCAAAGACGCTTACTATGGAGCAGGCACAAGAGCAGGTTAAAGATTTTCCTAACACGCATCTGTTTGAAACAGAAGGCGAGATGTTAGAAATGTTCTTACAGCTTATCGAAGATGCAGATGTGTTAAGCGGTTGGAACAGCGAAGGCTTTGATATACCTTATACCGTAAATAGAGTTACAAAAACACTAAGTAAAGAAGATACTCGCAGATTCTGCCTGTGGGATCAATTTCCGAAAAAACGAGAATACGAAAAATATGGGAAACAGGCTGTTACTTATGACCTGGTTGGTCGCGTTCATCTGGACAGTCTCGAGCTGTACCGCAAATACACATACGAAGAGCGCCACACATACCGATTGGATGCAATCGGCGAGATGGAGATAGGCGAGAGCAAGACCGTATACGAAGGTACTCTTGATCAACTTTACAACAACGATTTTAAAAAGTTTATTGAATATAACAGACAAGACTGTGCATTGTTAGATAAACTAGACAAGAAACTAAAGTTCTTGGATCTTGCTAACACACTGGCACACGAATGTACTGTATTGTTACAGACTACAATGGGTGCTGTTGCTGTAACTGAGCAGGCGATTGTAAACGAAGCCCACCATCGTGGGTTAATTGTCCCTAGTCGTCCTAAACGCGATGAAGATGCTAATAACCAAGCTGCCGGTGCCTATGTTGCATATCCTAAAAAGGGACTGCACGACTGGATTGGTTCCATGGACATTAACAGTCTGTATCCTAGTGCAATTCGTGCTCTTAATATGGGACCAGAAACCATCGTAGGTCAATTAAGACAAACAGTCACAGATAACTACATCCAAGACCAAATGTCAGTCCATAAAAAATCATTTGCCGCATCTTGGGAAGGTAAATTTGGCAGCGATGAATACGAAGCTGTCATACGGCAAGACAAAGCATTTGAAATCGTTATCGATTGGGAAACCGGTGAATCTGATATTCTAAGTGCTGCCGAAGTATACAGATTAATATTTGAAAGCAATCAACCGTGGATGCTCAGTGCCAATGGTACGATCTTTACCTACGAAACAGAAGGTATTATTCCTGGATTGCTCAAGCGTTGGTATGCTGAACGTAAAGACATGCAGAAAAAGCTCAAGGCAGCAATTGATGCAGGCAACAAGATTGAAGAAGAATACTGGGACAAACGACAACTAGTTAAAAAGATTAACTTAAACAGTTTGTATGGTGCTATTCTTAACCCAGGTTGCCGTTTCTTTGATAAACGTATTGGTCAAAGTACAACTCTTGTAGGACGGCAAATTGCACGTCACATGGCCGGTAAAGTTAACGAGATGATTACTGGGGAGTACAATCACATAGGCAAGTCAATTATCTACGGTGACACAGATAGTTGTTACTTTAGTGCATATACAACACTAAAAACTGATATTCAGAAAAAATTAATTCCCTGGGATCGTGATGTTGTTATTCAACTATATGATCAGATATCCGAACAGGTTAATTCAACATTCCCCGACTTCATGCTTGAGGCATTCCACTGTCCCAAGAGCCGAGGTGAAGTCATTAAAGCAGGTCGAGAAATTGTTGCAGTAAAAGGCCTATTCATTACTAAAAAGAGATATGCTGTTCTTTATTATGATAAGGACGGCAAAAGACAAGACGTGGATGGCAAACCAGGTAAGATCAAGGCCATGGGCTTAGACCTTAAGCGTTCAGACACTCCTGAATTTATGCAAGATTTCTTAACTGAAATATTAACCAAAGTTCTCAATGGTGCCCAGGAAGAAGAAATTCTAGATCGCATTAGCGAATTTCGTACAGAGTTTAAGGCTCGCCCGGGTTGGGAGAAAGGCAGTCCCAAACGTGCTAATAACATTACAGAATATCAGGCTAAGGAAGCTAAACAAGGTAAAGCAAACATGCCCGGACACGTTCGTGCAAGCATTAATTGGAATACCTTAAAGCGTATGAACAGTGACAAATACTCTATGGGCATTGTTGACGGTATGAAGGTAATTGTTTGCAAACTTAAAGATAACCCGCTAGGTTATACCAGCGTTGCTTACCCAGTCGATGAATTGCGGTTACCAAAATGGTTCCAAGAACTTCCGTTTGATCACAGTGAAATGGAAGCAACTATCATTAACAACAAACTCGATAACTTAATCGGTGTGTTGGAATGGGATCTCGAATCCACTACACAAGATAATACATTTGGCAAACTATTCAGCTTTGATTAAAATATTACTTGACATCAACTCTAAATCTAAATAAACTAACACAAAGGACTAAATTATGAAAGATATTCTTCAAGACATCGTGAGTCATACTCACAATCTAGGTTTTTTAAACATCGTTAAAATTACAGGCGATGATAAATCTACAAAGATCGATTCCATGGCTGATGACCGAACCGTTGTTATGTTCGGCGAGGCGGCAAATCCACAACCAGAAATGATTGGCGTATTCGGTATGCCACAACTTAACAAATTAAAATACAACTTAGAATGTCCAGAATATAAAGACGATGCTAAGATTGAATTGCAGACCGCAGACCGCAACGGAGAAACAATTCCAATTGGTCTCCACTTTGAAAATAAAGACGGTGATTTTAAAACAGATTACCGTTTTATGAATTCAGAGATCATCAACGAAAAACTTAAGACTACAAAGTTCCGCGGCGTTAAGTGGGATGTTGAAGTTGTTCCTACACTTAGTTCTGTTCAGCGTTTTAGCTTCCAGGTTGCAGCCAACAGTGAACACACAACTTTCTTAGCAAAGACAGAAGGCGACAAGCTAAAATTTACCTTCGGCGATGGTGCAAGTCATGGTGGTGAATTTATTTTCGCAACAAATGTTACAGGAACACTAAACAAAGGTTGGACATGGCCTGTTGCACCCGTATTAGCAATCTTAAAGATCGCAGATGTTAACAATGCTAAGATGAGTTTATCAAACGAAGGTGCATTACAAATCACACTCGACAGTGGAATTGCAACTTACAAATATATCATTCCAGCACAAACATGATAAAAAGCATCTCAGGTAATGGTCATGTACAGGTAACTGGTTCTAGTGGGTTTACTCCATATGTTAATATGAGTAACCCTAGCGCCGGAATGATGCGATATAACGGCACCAATCAACAACTCGAAGTTTATGATGGAATGAGCTGGTTAACATTAACATCTGATAGTGTACATATTGGTTTAGACCACAATGCAACAGCGGCTCTTACCTGGGCAATGACTAAAATGTCAGAAGAAGCAGAATTACAAAGGATGGTGGAAACCCATCCTGCTGTTCTTGCAGCCTACGAAGCATTTAAACGTGCAGGCGAGCAATTAAAAACAACAATTATATTGAGTAAAGATGAGCAACCCACCAGTTAACTTAACACCATTGCAGAAAGATTACGCTGTCTATCTGCCAGCTATTAGTAGTTTCTACAGCACGTATGTGGCTAAACAACGTCTAGAGGAATTTGTCCCTAAGACACGCATTCCTGCAGGCTTCGATCGTGGCATCGAAGGTATGAACTTTTTAAATGAAGAAGAAGGATATTTTACCTACAAGTATGCTCTGTACTCTGCAGGTCATGCACAACTTGACATTGTTAAGGCACAGACTCAAGAGTCTATGATTCAACAACGAGATCGCAATGGTACATTAATCCTAGGTGACTCTGGCGGATATCAAATCGGTAAGGGTGTTCTTAAGTTTGATTGGCTCAACTTCGAAGGTGCAGAGGCTAATAAAACTCGTCAAAAGATTCTCGAATGGCTAGAAGCAACTGCTGACTGGTCTATGATGCTTGACGTTCCTACATGGGCCTGCGATCATATTCACAGTCCTAAGACAGGGCTTAAAACATTTGAAGATTGTCTAGATAAGACAAGATTCAATAATGATTACTTTTTAAAACATCGCCTAGGTGCTACCAAGTGGCTTAACGTTTTACAAGGTAGCGATTGGGATACTGCTGAAAAGTGGTATCAAGGTGTAAAAGAGTTTAGCGACCCTAAAGGTCCATATGCTGGCAAGGAAGCTGAAGGCTGGGCCTTTGGTGGTGCTAACATGTGTAAAATGGATATTACTCTTAAGCGTCTAATGACTCTTAGAGAAGATGGTTTACTGAAAGGTAAAAACTGGATCCACTTCCTGGGCACTGCTCAGTTAGATTGGAGTTGCTACTTAACTTTAATTCAAAGGGAAATTAGGAAACACATCAATGAAGAAATTACCATATCTTTTGACTGCGCCTCACCGTTTATCGCAACAGCACACGGACTTGTCTACACAAATGCACAACACCTACCGAAACGGTGGAGCGTTATTATGGACAAAGCCCCAGACAACAAAGCCCTTGCAAGAAGCGACATCCCATTCCCATTTGAAAGCGAAGTTGGTAGAAGATTAACAATAGGCGACATTTGCCATTACGCACCGGGCATGTTAAACAAGATCGGCAAAGAAGGTAAAACTTCATGGGATAGCTTTGCCTATGCATTAATGATGGGTCATAATGTTGAATGTCATATTAAAGCCGTTCAACGTGCCCAACATTTAATGGATATTGAAATTGCTAAAACTAAAGATAAAATAAGTTGGAAGCATTGGAAAAAAGTTAAATCTCAAGATATGAGTGATGAATATAGCGACTGGGTTCCTCGTAATATTCTTTACTTTGCAAACTTTATCAAAGACCTGTTTAATACAACATCTAAGATAGATGCCTTTGCAATGATCGATCAAGCAGGACCATTCTTACGTAGTCTCGAAGGTGCTCGATTACAAGGAGGCCCTGCACAGAATAAGTTTAATAGCTTATTTGAATTTGAAGAAGTTACCAAGCAAGAAGAAATTGATCTTGCTAACCCAGACGACGATATGTTAAGAGACCTTGAAGAAGGCACACTAGGAGAATAATATGACAAAATTAAAAAAACTCGCAAAAGTAAATGAATCAATTACCATCAATCGGTATGATAACGCTTGGATGGTAGAAATCGGTGGTCGCGATAAAGACAGCGATTGGAAGAATACTAAAACTGTCTGTAACACAGAAGAAGAATTAATTGCTCTTATCAAAGAGTATAATTCAATGGACGTTGACAATTAAGGAATAATCATGGCCTGGTACACAGTAAAAACATATTACAAAAAGTCTTGTGAGCAACACGAACACTATGTTCAGCGTAACGGTAATGGACGAATCCTTGTTAAGGACGGTTTTCGGTTCTGTGAATTTCAGGTAGAAACTAACGATGACGAATTTCCTCAATTTGAATTCGATTGTGTACCGGGCGGAGATGGCAAGAAAGACAGTCTAGATATGTACAGTCTGTCTGGTTCAAATATCGAAGGGTCAGAGCTTGTTGAAATGTTCGACGGCGGTTGCTGGGGAGATATTGAGATCGAAGGCATCGAGGATGAAGAAGAATTGGAACGCCTCGAAGAATTCATCAACGAAGAGGGCGCATACGCACTAGAAGACGACGGTGAATGGTACCTTGAAGATACTGAAGTTTGGGTTTGGGGACCGATTGAAGTCACAGACGAAGACGGTAATACTCGCATTATCTGTGCAGACGAAGATGGCAACATGATTGACTTTGAGGAATAATATGTCTAAGGTGTATCTAATCAAACCACTAGAAAAGAAAAGCATCATTTACCATGTAGAAATGTATCGTGAAAATGCTGATGGTTCTATTAGTTGGTTTAATTTAGACGAAACATATCGCTGGGGACAGGGTTTTATTGAAGAAGACATGGACTGCAATCTCCCCTGGGAAGGTGATAAAGTTGCATATTGTAAACCGGATGTAGGATGGGGTTGTGAATTCGATGACAGTATCAGTATCGAGTTTGAATTCAGCGACGATCTGTCAGAAGAAGAACAAGATGCTATTCGAGAATCATACTACGAAGGCGGAGCTGGTTGGCTATACGATGGTGAGCACGACTGGCAAGAAGAAGATGCGGCTGTACATATTTGGGGACCGTATCAAGTTAGTCTATGCGAAGATGACGGTACTGTCATTGAAGAAAATGTTAAACTTAAACAAAGGCCCACACCTAGCAATGTTTGGCCTTTTTCAGGAGAAAAAAATGGTACGTAAAAAGAAAACAGAAGTCATTGAATCTGCCGACATAGCTGAAATGATTGATGCTAATTGGCCAAAAATTGTTAAGGGCAGTCACTTAACCGTTATCACTCATAAAGATGGTAAAACCGAATTAGAATGGGATGATGAAGCGTTAGCAAGAGATGTCCATAATGCCTTGACAGAATACGAAAGCTCTGTTAAAGTTAATACTGTTAAAACAACTAAACGCAAAAAGAAAAATGAAGCGTGATTATTCAGACGGTGTAAAAGAGGACATCGTCTTCTTTACCGGCAAGGAAGTTGAACATACCCCTGCATACGGTATGGAAACATTATTTGTAGTCGGGATCCATTCTCCAGAAAAAATTGCACTAAACCTACAAGGTTGTAAACATATCTTCTTCGGTGCAAATCATAGTTTCAATCCATCCTCTTATGAAGAATGGAAGCATTGGGAAATAATGATACAGTTTTTCCTAGATAAAGATTACCTGTGTTCACTAGATATTCCTATGAGTGCTGTTGAAGAATTCAATGATGGTGGATTAAACGAATACGATAATTTCATTCCGCAAATTCGTGTGCCTATTCCATATATTCGTCTATGGAACTACAATACTATGATTAAAATCGATGACAAAGATTTCAAAGCCACAAATCCCGGCGTATGGAGTCACAGCCTACATAAATTAATGAACCGTGATAACTTCACTTCTTGGGACAAATACAATGGAGATAAAATTATATGATTAATTCTAAAATTACAAAGCAAGCAAATCAACAAAATTCTGAAGAAAAACTTTTTAAACTTCTCGAAAGCATTGACTGGAAGTTATGGGAAATTTATAATATGATGAAAGATAATCTTCCAGAAAAGCCAGCCGCAAAGAAAACAACTAAGGCAAAGTCAGCAGAATGAACGATACTAATATGATTTGGGTAACCTTCCGTAAAGAAGGTGTACACATGTACCCAGCTGCCGCAACAGACCCTGCACTCGCAACAGGTGACGAGTATGATGTTAGTTTCCTCGGTACTCCGCATCGTCATATATTTCATTTTAAAGTCTATATTCAAGTATTTCACGATGATCGTGATATTGAGTTTATTCAGTTTAAGCGTTGGCTAGAAAAGTGCTACAACGATGGCACACTCGAACTCAACCACAAATCCTGCGAAATGATAAGCCGTGATCTTCACGGAACCATTTCGGCAAGATATCCAGGTCGTGAGATTTGGATCGACGTAAGTGAAGACGGCGAGAATGGCTGCTTCATTAAATTTCCATCAACCCTTTAATTAGGATTACACATTATGGCACAACCTGCCTATATTCAAAAAACTCTTCGTATGAAGCCTGAAGTTGAGAAAATCTTTGATGACCTCGATGCTTGGTTAGATCATTGCAGATTTAACCTCCTTCCTTACAATCCTGCAGATCTATACAGGTCTAAAGACTATAAGGACTTTGTTCGTTCACAAAAGGGTGGCGAACGTAGACATTTTAGAAATTACAGGACACAATAATGACAGTATTCCTCGTCGATCTCGAGGCTGTAGAAACAAGGTACACAGGAGAATGGAAAACCTATGTGCCTTCATTATTAAAAAAGGCAGGTCACGATGTTCAAATTATTGAGGGACCTACTGATATTCCTGCGGCAACTACCCCTGGCGCTTTTCTTAACTTTGGAGGCACAAATATTTACAAGGCTTCTCAAGTTGAGCGAATGGGTCGCTTATTCTGCGCCGGATCTGTTAAGCCTGGTGATCATTTTCTGTTTACTGATGCCTGGCATCCTGGCATCATAAATTTAAAATACATGAGTGAGCTTCTTAGCATTCCTGTTAAGATTCACGCACTATGGCATGCCGGTAGTTATGATCCTGCAGATTTCCTAGGTCGCCTAATTGGCAATGCTCCGTGGGTAAGACACGCTGAGAAAAGTTTTTTCAGTGCTATCGACTATAACTACTTTGCTACACAGTTTCATATTGATATGTTTATTGAGAATCTATTAGACCTCGATACACGCACAGGACGTATTCGTTATATGACTGATAATACTATTGTGCGTACAGGATGGCCCATGGATTATATGAGCAATACTCTAAATCTATACAAGGGAATGCCTAAGAGAGATTTAATTGTATTTCCGCATCGTATTGCACCAGAAAAACAAGTCGAAATATTTAGAGATCTAAAAGAACAATTACCCCAATATGAGTTTATTGTTTGTCAGGATCAGCATCTAACAAAGAACGAGTATCACAACATACTAGGCGAAGCTAAAATTGTATTCAGTGCAAGTCTACAAGAAACATTAGGTATCGGTTGTTATGAAGGTGCAATCCTTGATGCCATACCTATGGTCCCCGATCGGTTGAGTTATAGCGAAATGTACCATGAAGGATTTAAGTATCCTAGTGAGTGGACCAAGGACTGGGATAGTTATCTCGGAAACAGACAACAACTATGCCATCACATAATTGTTACGATGACGCATTATGAAAAGCGAATTCCGCAAGTTCGTAAGCAAGCAGAAGACCTAACCCAATATTTCTTTAGTGCAGATAAACTCTTGGAGATGCTTAAATGAAATGGTTTCTAAATACACTAGAGCGTCTCGGACGTAAACGTGTTGTAATGGACAGGATTAACAATGAGCCATATCTTGAACGCTATTATCTATTTCTCAAGGACAGAAAGCGGTTTCCCTTTAATGTGTTCCTTCATAGGTTTCTTAAGTCAGATCCCGATGATGTGCATGATCACCCATGGCCTTACGCTACGCTTATCTTAAAAGGCGGATACTATGAATGGACTCCGCAATTTAATTCCAAAGGTGAAAAAATAGGAGAGATTGCAACCTGGCGTGGAGCAGGACATTTTCGTACCTGTAGTGCCACTAGCTATCATCGTATCGAGCTTGATCCTAGCGTAGAATGTTGGACATTGTTTATGCCTGGACCACAGAAACGTGATTGGGGATTTCTAGTTAATAATAAATGGATAGACAACAATACATACTTAACAGATAGAGCTAAAAATGGATAAAAGAGAAAAAGAAATTTTAGACATTCTTCAAGAAGAATGTGGAGAGGTCGTTGTAGCCGCAAGTAAAATTAGTCGGTTTGGCTTGGACAATTATAAGCCAGGAAAACCTAAAACAAATAGACAACACCTGGCAGAAGAATTAGGTGACCTTTTAGCAATGATTACATTGTGTCACGATTTTGGTATTGTATCATTCGAGGATGTGATGATTGCTAAAGATGCTAAACTGGAAAAGTTGAGACAATGGTCTACAATTTTTGCAAAGGAAACTTTGTAATCTGTTGATCCGATCCATCCATGCAGGCCAGCATAGGACAAGGCAGAGGGGTTCCGGGCAGGTTTAAAGAATCATCCCATATATTTCCGAAATGGCCTGCGTTACAAGCACTCCCTCTAACCCATCCTAGATGAGAAATTACTAATTTTTCAATTCCAACATTACACGGTTGTCCTGTATAACTAGGATTTTCACGCACTTTCATTTCTACTCTTTGGGCAAAGGTTGTTTGCTTAAACACCTGTTGTTCTTTAACCAGCACTTCCCCTCTCATAATACGTAACTGATCCTCAGTGTAGGGAAACATGCCTAATGAATTCTCAGCCTGAAGATACAGAACATTTTTAGAAACAACAATTCCAAACTCTTGCTCTATATCAAGAGCACGTTGTAAATCACTTTCAAAATTGTCAGGACGAATTGGGACCATTACATTAACATTTTTATTGGCTTTTTTAAATGCCTGCAAAATAAATTTTATCAAATTAGGATTCTGCCAATAGTGATAGGTTAAATTTAAAGAATCAATATGCGGCTCAACTGCCCACCAATCTAGCCACAATTTTCCTCCATTAGTTGTTAAATTAATGTTACCACCACTTTCCTTGCACAGTTTTAATAACATTGGAAAATCAAACATATCTAATGGTTCTCCGCCATCAAACTTCCAATTAATATTCCTGTTCATAGATTTGAAATGACTTATGAGCTTTTTAGTAACATTGATATAACTCAATATGTCTCTAGGAATTTCCCCTCCGCGAAATTTAATAGGACAATATGAACATTCAGAAGTGCAATAGTCGTGTAGCATCCATGAAATGTTTGTTCTTAAATTTTCCATTTTTATCCTTTTAAGTTGACAGGTCTAAATATAAGTGTATAATGTATTTAAGAACTTTCTTAGGAATGAAAATGCAAATAAAAGAATTTACCATAAAAGATAATGCCGGTTTTAGACTTAGAGTTAAGCAGTGGAAATGTCTCCGTCCAAACGATGTTAACGCAATTGAGTTTATACAAGAGTCTAAAAATAAAGATGGTGATGTTGATCTTTCATCAACATATCAATTTTTTATGACCGACGACGAACTCAAGACATTAGCTAAAGGAATAGTTAATGAGTAAAATTAAAGTTGCAGAATTATTTTATAGCATACAAGGTGAAGGACGCTATATGGGCGTTCCTTCTGTTTTTTTACGCACCTTTGGGTGTAACTTTAAATGCCAAGGATTTGGCATGCCACGAGGAGAACTTAGCAATGAGGCAGAAAATATTGACCCTACTCAGTACACCGAGTACAAATCGCTTCCTTTGGTTAGTACAGGTTGTGATAGTTACGCTAGTTGGGATCCTCGCTTTAAGCATTTATCTCCCCTTCTATCTACTGATGCGATTGCCACTGCTATTGTGGATACGCTACCGCACAAAGAATGGCGCGACGAACATCTCGTAATTACAGGCGGTGAACCATTACTAGGTTGGCAACGTGCTTATCCAGATTTACTCAATCATCCTAAGATGGCGGGTCTTAAAGAAATTACCTTCGAGACAAACGGCACAATGCGTTTGACTAAAGACTTTAAAGAATACTTAAAAGACTGGTCATTTGGTAGCGACGAAAGAGAAATTACATTCAGCGTCAGTGCTAAACTTCCAGTAAGTGGTGAACCTTGGAAAGATGCTATTAAACCAGAGGTGGTCTGCGATTATGAAAATTATGGTTATGTCTATCTAAAATTTGTAGTAGCATCAGAGGAGGATCTTAAAGATGCTGAACGTGCTGTTGAAGAATATCGTGAGGCAGGTTTTACGGGTCCTGTTTATATTATGCCTGTCGGTGGTGTTGAGCGGGTGTATGCCCTTAATAATCGTGCAGTGGCAGAAATGGCAATGCGAAAAGGATGGAGGTATAGTGACCGACTACAAGTGCCACTCTTCAAGAACGAATGGGGAACCTGATGAAACTAGATGATATTATTAAACATGTAGAAGAACTAGAGCGTGCCGCTTGGCGTCATACCATCGAGGCTCAACGTCTATATTCAGCCATCGGTCAATTAGAAGTAGGCCTAAAAGGCGAACGTGCTCGTGCTAAGATCAAAGCCGAAGCAGAAAAGGAAAAAGCCGATGCGTAAATTTGTAGAAAAACTTTTTGGTATTGACAAAATTAAAGCCGAAACTGAGGCCAGCGTTAGGGCGGCGGAAGAAGCAAGGCGAATTGCTGAAGCCGCAACTGAAGCCGCAGAGAGAGCCAAAGAAGCCGAACGTGTTGCTAAACTTAGCCCTAAAGAACTTGCATCTGAAAAGAAGGAACCTTGGGTTGCTGTTTTAGATACTCATGTTAACAAAGACAATATTCGAAACGGTTTTTTCGAACTTGACTGGAATGAATACTTTGTGTTACAATTAAGGACTGCCGGTTATACAGGCGCAACCGACGAAGAGGTTGTTGATGCTTGGTTTGGGGAATTGTGCCGAAATGTAGGCGGCGAGTTTGGAGTTGAAATGGGTAGAGGCGGAGCAGGTAACGTCAGAACTACACTTCGACGTGATGACGGTCTAACAGAGATTACTTAATGAATAAAACTTACATTCACGTAGACACAGCAAATACATTTTTTAGAGCAAGACATGTAGTTCGAGGTAGTCTCGAAGACAAAGTAGGTATGAGTATTCATACCGTGCTCAGCAGTGTACGCAAAGCATGGAAAGACTTTAAAGGCGACCATGTAATTTTTCACCTCGAAGGTCGCTCGTGGCGTAAGGACTTTTATGCTCCTTACAAGCGTCAACGCAGTGAGGCTCGCGCCGCACACAGCCCGCGGGAAGCAGAAGAAGAAAAAGTATTCTGGGAAACATTTGATCAGTTCAAAGATTTCGTTATTAATAAGACAAATTGCACGGTATTGCATAATCCGCAACTCGAAGCAGATGATCTTATTGCAGGGTTTATCCAATCACATCCCGAAGATCAACACGTTATCATCTCAACAGATGGAGATTTCGCACAATTGATTGCTCCAAATGTTCGACAATATAATGGTGTAATGCAGATCACAACCACACACGAGGGGTACTTTGATGAAAAGGGTAAGCCTGTCAAAGATAAGAAAACTGGTGAAGACAAAGCCGCTCCGGACCCGCAATGGCTACTCTTCGAGAAGTGTATGCGTGGCGACACCTCCGACAACATCTTTAGTGCTTATCCGGGAGTACGTGAGAAAGGCACAAAGAATAAGGTTGGTCTCCGTGAAGCCTTTGCGGATCGCAATGATAAAGGCTACAATTGGAACAATCTCATGCTCCAACGTTGGACCGACCACGAAGCTGTCGAGCACAGAGTAAAAGAAGATTACGAGCGTAATGTTATCCTTTGCGATCTATCAGCACAGCCCGATAATATTAAACAAATTATTAAAGAAACTATCGATAAAGCAACGACTGCTGATAAAAATATACCACAAGTGGGCATCAGATTACTAAAGTTCTGTGCAGAATATGACTTAAATAAAATTAGCGAACAGGTAACAAGTTACGCTGAGCCACTTAATGCGAGGTACACCGTATGAATGTCATATCTAAAACAGTAGTTCCTAACAAAGAATGGATTATAGAAGACAGCGGAGAGAAGATTGGATCTATTGCAAAGTTGAAAAAGGGTTATGAATTCTTTAGACATGGTAAAAAAATATCTTTTAAAGACCTTCAAGAATTAACTAAAGAATTTGGAACTAACTTATTCGAAGAAAAGAAACAACCTAAGTTCGAAATAGAACCTCTCGTAAATAGAATTTACGATTTTCCATGTAGTGGTAAACCGTTTGAAGCTGTTTATAACGTTAAGAAAAAATTACCATTATTTGCTAAAAGTGCTAAAAGTAAGAGCCAGTATTGTGCAGGTTACTATGTGATTAAGTTCCGTAAAGGATGGGTTAAGAGTTTCTGTCCTAAATTAATTACACTCGAGCGCTATCCGTTTCACGGTCCTTATAAAACAGAAGTTGAAATGAAGGCTATGCTTAATACTGTTAATAAAACATGAAAAATTTAAACACACTGCCTATAGAAGACTTCTTAGACAAGGCAAGAATTGCAAGAAAAAGCGGTCAAAAGACCTTATCACTAACTTCGAAAGAATATACCGACCTGTATGACAGTCTTAGCTCTGTCATGACAAGGTTAACCGGGGACCTAGATCAAGTACTGAGCCAGGTACAACAAGCAGATAAAATTGAGATCAGGGTCGACGGCGGAAAATTTTAATATATTAGCATAAATATATACGCACTTTTCGGAGAACGTATATAT